TGTGATAAGGACGGTTGAAACCGCCAGCGCAAAAGAGCTGGAAGAGCTTGCAGGTATTCGGGAAGCCGTTGAAGATTTGAAAGGTGGGCGAGTTGCTACAGTTGATCCTGTCTCTCGCAGTGTGTCGGCATTAAATCGCACAATCGAAAATTCCCGGCCAGACTTTGTGGCCAATGCGCCATCAGTGGACCCTATTGTTGAGGCAATGAAACGGCTTAATTTAGGGGACGTTTCTCGTGTAGTTCAGGAGGATGTTGCTCTACAGGAACCGCAGGCCAAATCAACTACGCGAAAGGGTAAAAAACGACGCAAGAAGGCTATAACAGAAGATGTAAAGGCGCAACGGACCGAAGCAGCCGAACACGCTCGCGAAATGTTCGGTCAAAAAGGCGGTGCGCAAAAAAGCCAAAACCAACGCGATGCGCGTGGTCGTTTTATTGGAAAGTCAGGGAGTAAGGCCGCAGCGGAAGATGCCCGTGCTGAACGTGCTGAAAAGGCCAGGCGCAAAGAGGATGATGAGCGTCTAAATGCTGAATCAGGTTTATTAAAAAAACTGTCAAAAGTAGCTGAAGGCATAGGTAACCCTTCAGAGACTCGTGCCGTCGATGCGTTAGGTTATGCCGTTGCTGGTCCATTGTGGGCAGCAGGGAAGGAGCTTGGCGGGATATCAAAAGAAGTTGGTGGATCGCTTAATGGTGCCAGAAAGTCTATTGCCGATGTGATTCGTGGCAATGACGATAACAGCCGTAGAAAAGGTTTTTTTAGGCGTAAATCGCAAAATAGTGCCGATGTCGTTCAGGTTAACACCCAAAAACGGACGGTTCAGGAACTTCAGGAGCAGACCAGCGAAATTAAAGAGGGCAATGACAAGATTCTCCGTGCCCTTGATCAGATAGCCAAAAACACCGGGAAAAAGAAGGGCGGCTTGCTGTCCAAACTATTTAGCCTGTTAGGGAAGGGGGCCGGTGGCGTCGCGTCGTTGTTAATGGGGCGTGGCATGCTGAAAAAAGCTGGAGCACTCGCTTTTGGCGCTCTGGGGGCAAAGAAACTTGTAGGAATGCTACGCGGTGGTGGCAAGAAGACTCTCGCCCATGAAGGCGGAGATTTGGCTGCCCGGGCAGCAGGTAAACTTGGATTAAAGGCAGTTGGTAAAGGGGCGTTACGCGCAATTCCCCTAGTCGGCACAGTGGCTGGAGGTATTTATGATGCGGTAACCGGTTGGAATGATACAGAAGCGCAACGTCGAGCGTTTGGGCTTAAATCAGGACAAGATCCATCATTCCAGCAAAAAGCCGCTTATACGTTAGCTAATGTTCTTGATATGGGGGGACTGGTATCTGGTATTAGCAGCGCCATTGGTGAGGCTCTCAAATCACTTGGATTTGAGGATATCGGCAATATGTTGCAATCATTTTCGACGGAAAGTATTGCCCAGGCCATTGATAGTGGGATTACCAACTTAGAAACATATATTTCTAACCTTGGCGACACCATTTCTACCAAGTTCGATGATTACACAGCAAAGATTGGTGATGCTGTTTCAGCATGGTTTAGCGATACATCTAATAAGTTGCTTGAAAAGCTGAATGCCATAAAAGACTTCTTTACTGTCGATAACCTGAAACAGGTTTTCAGTGATGCAATTGATAGTGCAATTGACTTCATTAAGAACCCAGGGAAACACATTAAAGAGGCGGCTGGTAATATTTGGGATGGGGTTAAAAATTTACCCGGTAAAGCATTAGATGCAGCGGTTGATGCCGTTAAAAATACCCCTGCGGCAATGATTGTATCAAAAATACCCAATCCGATCGGCGAGGCTAATGCGAAAGAAATCACTCCAGAGTTAAAAGCTCCGGTTAATAGCCACCAGGAGACGTCTAATTCTAAAACTGAATCCGATGCCAAACAGAGTAATATTGCTACCCGCGTGATAAATGCGGCACTGGACACAGCGAAAGATAGCAATAAAACAGTTAAACAAACTGCCAATCAGATTATCAATGCAAATGCCGTAGAAACGGGCAATAGCGCGTTGCAGAAAATTGATAAAGCTATTGGTCAAAATAGCTCGTCATCATCCTCGCTTAATACCACTGGCACCAGGAATGACATTCAGAAAGCTGCGGATACCTACAATAATGGCAACTTGGATGTAAAAGTCGGAAGTCTTGGCGCTGAAGGTAAGGCAAATCTCGATAAGTTGGCTCCGTATTTTGCTGAACTAGAGAATAAATATGGCCTTCCTGAAGGTACTCTTTACGCGATCGCTGCAACTGAATCTGGTGGTGATCCTAACGCAAAATCTACGCTTACAAGATCACCAAATGGAAAGCTAAGTGGTGGCGCTCTCGGAATGTTCCAGTTTACGGGCGTTGCTCGTGAGGAAACTGGATTATCCCGGGAAGATTCTTTTAATCCGGAAAAATCGGCAGAAGCTGCGGCTCTTCTCATGAGCAAGTATCTGAAGCAAGCCAATGGAGACTTAAACGAGGCCATCACTGCATATAACGCTGGGTTTGGCACTATCAATAAGTGGAAAAAAGGCACAGGTGACTTATCGAAAGAAAACCGTGAGTACGCGATCAAGGTCAATACTCATCGTGCTCGCTATTTAGGTGGTGAAATCTATACACCTGGAGCAGGAGCACAGGGTGGGGCGCAATATGGAGTGAGGGGACCACTGCCTGATAACGCTGTTATCGATCAGTCTACTGGCTTGGCGTTTACCCCTGGTGATAGCCCGTTTGAGAAAGGCGGTCTGGTAGACAAAATCGGCAATGCTGTTGGCGTTAACGATCTGGTCAACAAATTCATGAATGGCCGGGGTATGCGTCGGGAAGTCGTTCAGGGAACGCTCGAAGAACGTGCACGAGGGAAGGGGACCGCAACAGCAGCTGGCAATGTGTATGTTGATACCCCGATGCCAGTTGAAGAGGCGCGTCCGGTGGCCAACAACTCAAGTTACTTTGACCAGCTCGGCGCACAAATGGGGATTGATGGACTATTCGATAAACTCCGCAACTCGCCGGGGATGCGGAAAAATAATGAGCCTGAACCAGCCTCCACGTCCCAGGTGACGACTGCCGCCAACGATTTGCAGCAACCAACCGGTCGTATGCAGATAGACGGACAGGTTATTAGTGACCTTGGCGGCTCCGGTGCCAAGCCGACAATGCAGTTGGCTGATAATACCGTTTCACTTGATGGTGAAACGAAGCGGCTGTTTGCGCAGATGACCTCATTGCTTGCCAGGATTGAAGAGCACACTAAAGACTCGGCGAAAGGCCAGGGAACTGTCGTAAAGGTCAGCACGCCTCAACCGGGCGTTATGCGCACGGTGCCACTGTCAATTGATGATCCGTTGATGAATGACTACGCGAGAGTTGATTGATGGCCAACAATAACGAAATTGATCCTTTACTGACGCTGGAGTTATCCGGCGTAAAAACGTATGAGTCCCAGGAGGAGGCCTGGGGCGCTCGTTTATATGAGTGGCTAAACACTTATCAGGGTGAGGTATACGGAGATCCGTCATGGGGCAATGTTTTACCGCAGTTTAAACACGAACCGACCAACTTGTCGCATGTTCAAATTGCGGTTGAGGCAATGCTTTTGCAAAAACTGACGGTAGATTTACCCGACATACCGATTTCTGGCTTGTCAGTAGCCGAGGGAGATGCTTTTGATAAGTTGAAAATATCCATTCTTATCAGGGATATAACTATCACACAGGACGTGGTGCTATGAGTAAAACAACACCGACTAAAGACAGTATTCGTGCAGAGTTTGAAGAGCTTGTCGAGAAAGATTCATTCTGGTCGAAGTTTGTCGGCTCTCAATTTGTCTCGATGTTGACATTGTTTATTACCCAGATTGTCTACAGGTGCTTTCAGTATGCCGATGCGGCGCTGGCTGAAGGCTTTATATCGACCGCGACGCGGCGTTCCTCTATCCTGGCAGCGGCAGAAACGAATAGTTACGTTGGTACCAAGCCAACACCGTCATCGGGGATGGTTGAGATCACAGTCACAAGTGAAGATGCTCCAGCGGTAATCCCCAAAAACACGCCTTTAATATCTGACGACCAGTACCCTTACATGACTATGGATGTATGCAGGTTGGTTGACGGCACCGGTACGGTAGAAGTGGCACAGTTGGAAATTCAGGAGGTGACATATACCGTTACGGCTGCCAAAGAATTTCTGGAAGTCGTGTTATCAAAGGCTCTCACTGCTGTCTGCTATAAGCTGGAAGTATTCGTGACGACCGATGGTAAGACCACGCAGTGGTCTTCCAGCACTATGTTCCGGTTAGCCGGTAGTAAAAGCCAGGTCTACGTTGAGTTTTATAAGCCATCCGAGCAGTTGGGGGTTCGATTCGGTGATGGGCTAATTGGGCAAATACCGCCAGAAGGCTCGACCATTACACTTAAGGTATGGTGCACCAACGGAGATATAACCCTGGTTGCTGGCCAAAACCTGACTCCTGTCGATTCTGCGGCTAATTTAGCTAATTTGATTTCAGTTAAGACAACGACACCCATAACCGCAGGTACCGATGCCGAAACAACGGAGATCACACGTAATCGTGCACAATATTACCTTGCCTATGATGATCAGGTCGTATGGGGCGGGGACTATACGTATTTTCTGGTGCGTAACATCCCGGGACTGTCCTGGGTAAAGGCATGGGGCGAAGGCCAGCAAGAGAAATTAGATGGTGCTTATAATGTTCGGAATATCAATAAGATATTTATTTCAGGATGGCATCCAAACAAAAGCCAGTCAGAGCTTGAAGAAATGATCCTGACTGCCTTTAAGAAGGTACCGAATGAACTGAACAAGAAATTCTCTTATAAAGAGGTCAGAAAACTACCCTTTAAGATCACCATCACCGGACGGATATCGGCAAGCCTGACCATTGAGAATGTGACCGATGAGCTGAAGTCGGCACTGGAAACAAAATTTGGGCGCGATTCAACTTTTTTTGATCCGAACCGCGTCGGAAAGTACATCCTGATTAAGAAAAAAGACGTTTGGGCGTTTATCGAAACGCTGGGTTATTTCCGCGACTTTTATCTGGAATTTGTCGAGTGGAATGAGTCCAACGGCTTTTACGATTTCGTTTATCTGGATACAGAAAACTCCACCTTTAATATTTCGTATGAGGAGGAGTGATGCAGCGTTCCTGGTTTAATAACCGGCTTACATCAGCTAAGCAAAAGTCATTGCTCTATAAATCATTGGCTGATTTGGTTCAGTCAATGATGGACACCTTTGTTGACCCATGGTTGGAGCGAATTACCAACCGGAAGTCTATTTTCTCCATGAGCAAGGAGGATCTGGAGACCAGGACAAATGAACTTGGCCAGTTCTTTACTATCAGAACATCGAACTCATCTTCCGTTCCGATGTTGTTACAACAGCGTCTTGATGAGATTCACTTTAAGGGGACTGAACGCCCTATAAACCAGACAATTTACCGCGAATTTAACGGTATTTCTGTTTTATGGGATCCGATATATGCACCGGTGGACCTTGAGCGTCATCCCTATGGCACGGTTCTAATACCTGAAAGCACACTGGAGACTACCGGCGGCACATTCGGCGAGATGTTTCTGACTTCCAGAGGGATGATCAGTATTCCCATAAACGACCTGGCCCGGACAATGGGGATTACTGGCACGATAGATCAGTCCGCAATTACAGAAGAAATTCTCAGAAAGTTTAATCAGTTCGTAAAGCCTCTACTGCCACTGCATATAGTGTTTGATGGGCTTACGCTCTATTTGTCGGTTGTTGTAAATGAACACGCCGACATGATCACTTTGAACGAGATTTCTGATACCGAAAAAGCGTACTGCTGGTTTGAAACTTCGGATACAACTTCGCTTACTGGAGTTACGTCGATTAGCGCTCCGATCACTGCAACGCCGGGCGGCACTATTGTGAAAGCAACGCCTACGTTTGATCGCACCCGCGCAGATGATTTGCTGCTGGATAGTGATGCCTGATAATCACCCCGTCCGCAGGGCGGGGTGACAAGTTACTTATCTTACAATGAGGCTTCACAACATTGATTAGGGAAAATCATGTCTGACGTCTCAACAAACCTCTATAAGAGTCAGTTGTTGGACTATTACTATCAGCGGCGCGCTGAATCGTCCATTAACAAAGGCTCTCGATTTTTAATCAGCAAGGCCGTTTTCGGTACCAGTTCGCTGGTTACTAAGAAAGGAGATGGCACTTATGAGATTGGAGAACTGCCAAAGGCTTTCGAACTGGCAGAACTGACCAGTCAATTTTGCACCATCAACCTCGTCCCAACCTACTCAGGCGGGATAATTACTGTCCGAATGGACCTTGATCAAAGCCAGTTGCAGGAAGGGAAAAACTACCCATTCAACACTCTGGTTGTTCTGGATAACGAGAACAAGCCAATCGCCATTATTTGTGTCCAGGAAGACTCGCTGTATGTGGGCAAAACATATACCGCAGTTATGGCCATAAACACGACTACAGCATAAGGATATGCTTGATGAATGACGTTACAGTTGTTACATCGGTTACTTACCCATCATCCGAGTCGTTGGCTCTGGTGGCCGATGTGCAATACCACGAACCATATCTGTCAGCCGCGCTAAACCGAAAATTCAGGGGGATTGTTGACCCGGGATTTTATGCCGGTTTCTTACCTAAGCCTGGCGGTGGGATGAACCTGTTAATTACCTCAGTGGATGGTGATAAAACCGCAGGCGCGGCGTCGGTGGATATTGGTGAATTTTACCAGGTAACTATTCAGCAACGTAAGGATATTTCTCTTGCACTTAGTGCAGGCAAGAAATATGCAATTGTGCTGAAGGGAAGATACCTCCTTGGAGAAGATACCTATCAGGTGAATACCGCGTCACATATTCATGCGGCTGAATTTGTTGCCAGAACCTATACCGATTCATATCAGTTAGGAGATGGGGAGCTGCTTGTTTGTACGGTGAATATCCCTGCTAGTGTATCTGCCATTACCCAGGAGATGATTGATACATCCGAGCGTATCAACCGCTCGATCGGCATTGATATTTCAGACTCTGTAACCAGTACCAGAAGTGATGTTGCTGCAAGTTCGCTGGCAGTTAAAAAAGCCTACGATCTGGCGAAAAGCAAGTATACGGCACAGGATGCAAGCACAACGCAAAAGGGATTAGTTCAGCTCAGTAGCGCAACTAACAGCGACAGCGAAACAATGGCGGCTACCCCTAAAGCTGTTAAGTCTATAAAAGATCTGGCTGATACCAAAGCGCCAATAGAAAGCCCGAGTCTGACAGGAACGCCAACCGCGCCGACGGCAGCGCAAGGTACAAATAGCACGCAGATCGCAAATACAGCCTTTGTTAAGGCAGCTATAACTGCACTTATCAACGGTGCGCCTGGCACACTGGATACGCTGAAAGAAATAGCGGCTGCGATCAATAACGACCCGAATTACAGCACAACTATCAACAATGCCTTGGCTCTCAAAGCGCCTTTGGCAAGCCCTGCATTAACGGGTGTCCCTACTGCGCCTACCGCTGCACAGGGTACGAATAACACGCAGATTGCTACGACCGCTTATGTAAGAGCTGCCATATCCGCATTGGTTGGTTCATCACCAGAAGCTCTTGATACCCTGAATGAGCTTGCCGCAGCACTTGGCAATGACCCGAACTTTGCGACAACAATGACAAATGCGCTGGCAGGCAAACAGCCTCTGGATGCAACTTTAACCGCTCTCGCTGCCCTTGCGACTGGTGCAAACAAACTGCCTTATTTCACTGGTAAGGATACGGTAGCTCAGACTGATTTAACGTCAGTCGGTCGCGATATTCTGGCTAAAACAAGCGTTCTTGCTGTTATCCAATACCTTGGTTTAAGAGAACT